TGCAACGTAAATAACAGCTGTTCGACCTTCATTATTTTCTAAATAGTTTAAATATGAATTTAAATCTGATTGTATCTGTTCACCGTATTTATTCTTTGCAAATTCATACTTACAAGTATCTAAATTAAAATAAAACGCATCTGCTTTATGTGTCATACCTCCACATTCATAAGAATGAGGATATCCGACTCCACTACTCATATTTAAACTGGGTGATGTACTATAATAACTACAACCGTTAATAATTTCATCTATTGTTAAAATTTTACTTTGCATTCCAACTCTACGAATTCCTTCTAATAAAACTTCTGATAATTCTTCAACACATTCATCTAAATATTCCAAATTAATTGATTTTTGTTCTTTAGCAAACTTATTTAAACCTTTATAAATAATATTATAACATGGAACTTCTAAACGAGGATCTGTTTCTGACAAAATTGAAGGCTCGAACACTGTTTCGTCATCAGTAGAAAAAGGGGAAGGATATATTTGTGTTAAATGACTAGAAAAAGCTTTATTACTTACAAAACTTCCATCTTTATAATTTCCAGCTCTACCAACACACCTAAGTGGTGTCTCTAAACCTAAAGGTAATTCTAATTCTTCAATTGTTACTTGTTGGAAAGGTAAAACAACAATACTCTCTTCCTTAATTTCCTCTGTCATGGTTATTTCTTCTTCTTCGAAATATAAATCTGATCTAAAAACTACTGATGTTAAACCATGTATATCATCTGCTGCAACGTGCAAACCTAAAATCTTTTCTGGATATGCTGAATTACAAATTAACATAGGACTTCCACAAAAACCTGCTTGTGTTTGAATTGGATGGTTCCCTTCTAGAGATTGAACATTATACAACAAACCATCTTTAAGCTTACTATTTCTTATTTCTAAAACACGTTGTTCTTTTAAAGTAATTGGTTTTTCATAAATATTTCCTGTTGGTGACCTACAATATAAAGTTGCTTTAAAACCATCTAATGAATTATTAACTCGCTCTTTTTGGAAGTACTTTCTAATATCTTTAAAATTGACTGATTTACCTATGACTTTAATTATTGCTAGATCTCGAACTACATCCACCGCTATTACTTTAGTACTATATAAAACATTATCAATTTTTACTTTTGCTTCTCCTGATAGATGACCTACTGTTAAAATGTAATTTTTATGAAAACCTTGTCCATAACAAACTTGAATATTATTAATATATAAAGGATAATTTTGATTCATTACAATATCAGCTAACTGCGCAGACTGTATGTCTAAA